ACAGCGGGCAATCCAAAACGATAGAGAGCGTTTTCGGACGTTTTCAGGCTGAGGTTTTGCATAAGGATTGGAGGTTCACCGGTCAAAATATCACCACCAAAAAGGACACGAGCCGCCCGAATTTAGAGCGTATCGAGGCAAACAAGGATAAACTTTACACTTTGGCCGAACTGAAAGCAGCATACGCTGCCGCCCGGAAAGAATGGAACGAAAGCAAGCATTTTGCTACCGGGATGAACCGCATCGAGATGTACCGAAACAGCGTGAATCCTGATACCCCGACAGTGGGCGTTCTCGACATGATCGAGATGTTTTGGGTGATGACTGATAAGCCCTCCACTTATACAGATAACGGTCTGAAAATAACCATTAAAAAACGTGAGTTTACATACGAGGTTTACGAGGTTCCGGGTGTGCCTGATCACGAATTCCTAAGAAAAAATAGAGGGCAAAAGTTCTACACCATGTATGATCCTTATGATCATACCTCGGTACGGCTATACAAGAAAGATAAAGCAGGAGAGCTGCGATTTGTACGGACTGCAGAGCCTTATATCGTTATCCACCGGAATATTCAGGAACAGACCGAGGGTGAAATGTCCTTTATCCGCCGGAATATAGAGGCGAACACGGAGGATCGCATCGAGCGTCAGGTTGATGCACGTATCATCGAGCAGGCGCATGGCGTGAGTATGGAACAACAGGGACTCAAACGTCCGAAATTGAAAGGTGCAAAGAGCGAAACGGAGCGTGAAATTGAACGCCGAGTCTGCCGGTACAGTCAGGATCCGGAACAGCTCTCCGCCGGTAAGGTGACAAAGCTAATAAGCAACATCACGTTTGACCAGCTGAATGGTGATATCCGCCTGAATGAAAAGAAAGTAGCAGGAAAATTATAATTCTAATATAAAATGAACAGTACAATGACACAGAAAGAGAAAGATGATATCCGTGAGGCTCTCCGGGTATATGCAGCGAAGTATTCCAGCCAAAAAAAGGCTGCGGCAAGTTTGAACGGCGTGTCTGCAGGGACACTGAGTGCCGTGATTAACGGCAAGTATGAGAGTATCAGTGATGATATGTTCCGCAATATCATCGCTCAAATTACTCCAGCAGCTGCAGCCACCGGATGGCAGCTCGTGGAAACGAACTCCTTTCAGGAAATATGGTATGCCCTGAGCGATGCGCAGGAGTTTAAAAAAGTCCGCTGGATCGTGGGTGGTGCGGGATGTGGCAAAACAACGACAGCCACCATGTACGCTCAAAAGAATCATGAGGTGTTCGTCATCCTTTGTGATGAGGATATGCGGAAAGGTGATTTTGTTCGGGAGATCGCCCGTAAACTCGGTTTTAAGACTTGCGGGATGCGTATCCGTGAAATATTGGACTTGGCCATCGAGAGCATCATACAGATGGAAAATCCACTTTTGGTGTTCGATGAGGGTGATAAGTTGAATGATAACGTGTTTCACTACTTTATCAACCTGTATAACCGGCTGGAGGGCAAATGCGGGATTACTTTCTTATCCACCGATTACATCCAGCATCGTATTGACTGCGGTTTGAACCACAACCGGAAAGGCTATAACGAGATTTATTCCCGCATTGGGCGTAAGTTCTTTGAGCTGGAACCAACCTCCCATAATGATGTATTTGCCATTTGCCAAGCCAACGGACTGATGGATAAAAAACTTATTGCAAACGTGATCGATGTGACGGAAAAATCGGAGTTTGATTTGCGATGCGTGAAAGATGCCATTCACCGGGAGAAAAAGGTGGCGGCAGCGAAATAGTATAAAACCCTGTTCAAACGCTGGTTGAACGGCGTTTGAACGTAATTCAAAAAAGAAAGGAACAAGAATATGGCAAAGATTTATGTAGCAAGTAGTTGGAGAAATCAACATCAACCCCAAGTGGTTAGTTTTCTTCGTGAACAAGGACATGAGGTTTATGACTTTAGACATCCTGCCGGGAAAACGGGATTCCAGTGGTCGCAGATTGATGAAGATTGGGAGAATTGGAGTACAGATCAATATAGGGCAGCACTTGAACACCCCATTGCACAAGCTGGTTTCAAATCGGATTTTGATGCTATGCAATGGGCAGATGTTTGTGTTCTTGTATTGCCTTGTGGACGCTCTGCACATTCGGAGGCAGGATGGATGAAAGGTGCAGGGAAAAAAGTAATAGTCTATCAAATTTGGGAAGAAGAGCCGGAACTGATGTATAAATTGTTCGATGGTGTGTGCTCAATGGGAGTAGGATTACAGATGTTTTTAGCAGAATTTGACAAGGAGAAAAATAACGTATAACAATGGATATATGAAACAAATTGTTTTACCACTCGCAAGCCGGTTTCCGGTAGGCCATTTTAAAAGAGGCCAACTCACCGGCTTTCCTGAGAAAGTAATTAAAGGAACCAAGATCCACACGTTTCGTGAGGATCCGGGCAAATGGGCGTACAACGTGGAGCTTATCAACTCCCATAATGCGGAGCTATCTATCCGCCGGTGGATTGGCCGTCCTTATCACACTCCGCAGCTGGAGGTGAAAAGATTGAAGAAAATCGGTATCCAGCAGGTGCAAATGACATGGGACTCCGATATCGAGCAGCCGACCGTTTTCATAGACGGAAAACGTATCCTAAACGTGGAGCAGCTGGCTGCTAATGACGGGATGACTCTCGATGATTTCGTGAGCTGGTTTTTTAAGACCTCCAACACATTCGAGGGAGTGATTATTCATTTTACAGATTTCAGATATTGATTTATGGCACGGGCATTATCGGTAACAGAAGCAGTAAGCATGAAGAAAGAAACGCTCAAGCTGACAGGCGCATGGGCGGACGCTTTCGGAGAGCCTGAACGGATTGGCGTTTGGTTTATTTGGGGCAATAGTGGTAACGGGAAAAGCAGCTTTGTCATGCAGCTTTGTAAAGAGCTGGCAAAGTTTGGGCGGGTGGCTTATGACAGCCTCGAAGAGGGTGCGAGCCTCACCATGCAGAACACGCTCCGCCGTTTCAACATGGCCGAGGTAAACCGCCGTTTCCAGCTGCTTGACTGTGAGCCGATGTCCGAGCTTGGTGAAAGAATGGATAAGCATAAAAGCCCCGATTTTTACGTCATTGACAGTTTCCAATACACCCAAATGAGCTATAAAGAATACATCAAATTTAAGGAGGCGCACCGGAACAAGCTGCTGATTTTTATCAGCCATGCAGATGGCCGGAACCCTGATGGTCGGAGCGCAAAGAAAGTGATGTATGATGCCGCCCTGAAAATTTACGTGGAGGGGTTTCGGGCTTTCTCGAAAGGCCGCTTTTTCGGCTCCGTGGGGCATTTTACAATTTGGGATGAGGGTGCGGTAAGATATTGGGGAGATAACGCTTAAAACGAACGGAAATGAGTAAAAATAATCAAGTTATAACGATTTCGCCTCCCATGTTTATCGGGGAGGGAAATCAGAAAGAAAGTATCTCCAGCAAAGGCCACCGGTGTAGCTATTGCCACGGTAACGGTTTCTTTTGGGGAGAGGAACAACGGGAACGGGTGAAAGTTGATTGCCCGGTCTGCAAAGGTAGCGGTAAACTCGATGCCGTGATAACTATCGAGTGGAAACCTGCAAAATAGAATGAACGATGGAAAAAGAAGTACCTGAAAATATATTGGCGAAAATTAGAAAGCTGCTCCGGTTAAAAGAATCCGCCATAAAAATCGGATCCGAGGGAGAAGCCCATGCAGCTGCGGAGGCTGTAAACCGGCTGCTGACATCCTATAACTTGTCATTGATGGATGTTACCCCGGAAGAACAAAAGAATATGATATCCGTGAGTGAATCGGAGAAAATAACCTATCAGGACACGTATGGGAATATTTGGAAAAGGGATTTGTTGCGGATTATATGCGAGTATAATTTTTGCCGGATTTTGTTGCATGGAGGTACGACTTACATGGTGGTAGTCGGTACACGGGAAAATGCGGAAGTTGTGCTCTCGCTTTATAATTACTTGAGGTCTGTATTCCGCCGGTTGTCGGTAGAACGTTGCACCGAGTATGTGGCTACCCGCAGAGGGTATTACCGGACAAAGAAGTTTAAACGGAATTATATAAAATCTTATTTGTTGGGATGTTGCACCGGTTTGCGGAAACAATTTGAGAGCATTCGGAAAACAGCGGAGGAAACCGGACTGATGCTGTGTCACAACCATTTGATTGATGATTATTTTCAATCGATAGGCACAACCACCCATAAATCCAAGAACCGGAATAAAGTGAACACTTCCGCCTATTGTTCCGGGTACGATGACGGTTCAAAGATCAATTTAAACAAGCAAATCAATGGGAAATGATCTTTATCAAATAGGCTTACCGGTGGCCTCTTTAAGTACAGTCCTTATGAATTGGACTTGCTTTAACCGACCGGAGAAATTGCTGATCAGCCCGGCCAAGAAAGATGAATGGGCGGTGGTTGAACTCCGGAACCCGGAGCTGGCCGCAGCTATCATCAAGGATGTACCGGAGGCAATGGTAAAAGTAGTACAACAACCTGTAAAAGTCGTGCAAATATGAAAGCGTTATCAGCATTAAGACAGGTATTCAGCCTGAAAAAGAACGAGGAACTCGGCAGAAAGTTCTCTCCTGAAGAATTGAAACGTATTGTCGATGCCATGAAAGAGTATGCGGCATCCAAGCTGCAGGAGCAGCGAGCCATTTGTCAGCGTGAATTTGAATTGGCCTATGACTCCGACGAAAGTAATTTGGGGACGAACCCGGCCATTACCGAATTGTACGTCCTGCAATCCTTAAAAGAGAGTGAAACCCCTGAACTTGATTGATTATGGCAAAGACAAACAGTTATTCACGTTTTTGGACGTTGCTGGCGAAAATGCCCTGTTCTGACAGGGATGGTTTAAAGCTGCAGCTTGTATCCAGCTTTACGAATGGGCGGACGGACTCACTGAAAGAAATGACTTTGAGTGAATATAACTCGATGATACAGGAGATGGAGAAACAGACGGGATCCAGCCGTCCGGTCAGTTACGAGGTTCTGAAAAAGAAACGCTCCGCCGTTCTCCACCAAATGCAGCTGATGGGCATCGATACGGCGGATTGGGCGGCGGTGGATAACTTTTGTTTGGGCGTCCGTATCGCAGGAAAGAAATTCAGGGAATTATCCGCCGATGATTTGGATGCGGTGTTGCTCCGTATCCGCTCCATCCGGCAAAAGGATATGCAGAAAGCAAAGAAAGAACTCAATTAACTTATTTATAAACCATTTAAAATGTGATATTATGGCACAGATTGAAGAAAAGCAGACCGTTGAAATGACGGCGGAGGAAAAGGCTCAATTCGAGGCTTTCCGTAAAGAAAAGGCCAAAAAAGAGGCTCAGGAAAAGGCGAAAGCCGAACGTGAAACGTACCGTCAAATGGTAGATGACGAAGTGAACAGCGCAATCCCGGTACTCCTCTCCTTGAGTGAGGATATCAAGGAAACCAAAAAGACTGTGCTGGAGAACTTTAAGAGTATCCTCGATATGAAATGCGAGGTTCTGAAAGTCGTAAAGGATGACCAGCGCAGCCATACCTTTACCAATTCGGAGGGGAACAAGCGCATTACCCTCGGCGTGTACGTTAAGGACGGTTACCGTGACACGGTGGAGGACGGCATCGCTATCGTGAAAGAGTACATCGAGAGCCTCGCCGACAATGCTAAAACGAAATCACTCGTGAACATGGTATTGAAACTGCTGGCTCGTGATTCCAAAGGCACGTTAAAAGCCAGCCGTATCGTCCAGCTCCGCAAGATTGCCGAGGAAAGCGACAATGACCGTTTCATGGAGGGTGTCCGCATCATTGAGGAGGCATACCAGCCAGCGATCAGCAAACAGTTCGTGAGAGCGGAAATGAAGAACGGGGACGGTATGTGGGTGACCATTCCTCTTGGTATGACAGAAGCATAAGGAGGGACGGCCATGATGTACAAAGTTCAATTTCAAATCCACCGCATGGGTTACCGCAAGCTCCGTCTTGAGGGCTTGTACGTCCCGGAAACGGGTGTCGAGATGTCGGTTCCTGAAATGAAACGTGACGTTACCGAGTTCATCAAACGCCAGCTTTCCAGCCGGAACAAGGAATTTGAGAATTTTCAGGTGGAACTTACGGTTTTCAAAAAGCTCAAAACCGATTTCATGTATCACCCGAAATCAAGTGAAGAATTAACAATAATAAAAGAGGAATCAGATGGAACAGACGAATAATGCGAAAGCCCGGTATATTCCCACCCGTGTGGCTGTATGCAAGCGTTGCGAGGGAAAAGGCGTTGTATTCGAGTACAGCGATGAGAACAGGACAAAGGTGTCCGAATCCTGCAGGTGTCCGACCTGCCTCGGATCCGGCAGAGTGAAAGTGACCAGCTCGGTGGTAACCACCATAAAGCCGTTCATTCCGGGTAAGGATGACAAAGAGGGCGAGCTTGCCATGTAGAAGCCCTTTAATCAATAATAAAAGTCCGCTGAATTCCTAATTTTCAGCGGACTTTTTTGTACTATGGTGCAAATAATGTAACTTTGCATTAACTAATCAAATGAATATGCAGGAGCAGCTCGTGATACCTTTTTTTTGCCCGGAAATAGAGAAATCTGGTAACCGCCGCAGAACACGCACGGTTGCCTCTTCCGATGCTGCCATCACTTCCCGCCGTGACCGCCTCGAAAAGCGAAACCGTATCATGACCGCCCGTTATTACTATTGGACTGAGATCAAACGCCGCCGCTTCGATGACGTGCTGAGAATCCTTTCCGATAACGAGTTCTTTGTCGAGGAGCGAACCATCAGCAACACGCTGGTAGAGCAGGATGATTTTTACAATGAACTTCTGCGTTCCAAAATATCCACCCGCAAGCTCAAAGCGATGTTTCCCGGTTTTGACTGGAACTAATCCATAAACTCGGTTTCATAGATTACGTTATACACTTTCAGGCCGTCCGCTCTTTTTTCCGGCGCACCCCGGAGGCGGCGCATCGGATTGAAAAGGTTCCCTCCGTTCCACCATTGCAAAGCCTCGTGTATCTTATCCAACGTGTCCATGCAGGAGAGAGCGTGTTCCCTGACAAGTTTAGGGGCTGCCGCATTTGTGCTCCCTCCGGCTTGAAAGGCCACCCTGAGCTGTATTTGCGCCTTTATCTTTTGTCGGCCACCCATGTGGGTTTCGCAGGACGGATAAGATATATCTATCAGGCAGCACGGGAAAGCCACAGCAGGCCGCTCTCCCGTGTTTAGTTGTCCCTCCTCGGCATCTATCCATCGGAGCCCGGGTACTTCTGTTTTCAGCCGGTCACAAACGGCAATAAAAATTTCTTTGTTCATAGCTATTCATTGTAAAGTGAGTCAATATATCCCTCTATCCGTGCGTGTATCTGCTCGTTCAATTCTTCCGAATCTCCCATGAATTCACGTTTCGGGATGTTAGTTTTCCGGGTGTGCGCCTTGACCGGTACATCTTTCCGTTTTGTTTTCCGGGTGTGTGCCGGTACGGGTACTATACCTTTGAATCCCTCGTTGTGTACCTGAGCGTAATCTACCTTTTCATTCCCTGCAGAGATAACCACCCGCTGGGGAGTTATCACCGCCGGTCTGATACTGTTCACCAGCGCACCGGAGTCGATCAGCAGGGAACCGGTTGTTTTCGGTGCTTTTGCCGGAGTCCACGGGTTCCCGTCAAATGCTTTCTTTCTGAAAGCTGATTTATAGTATTCCGTGGCCGTTTCCGCCACGATTTCTGCCGCATCGGAGATTATCTCCTCCGGGAGCGATTGCAGATAATTATTTAATTCTTTGATATTCATATTGAAATAATTTTGTATATTTGCTTCCGTAAGCATATCGCTCCGGGGATGAATCGAATATGCCAACACCTGACGGATGACGGGGGCATCAAAAAGCCCGGGTTTTATACGGCGGAGCGGGATGTTAATCCGTATATAAAAGGAGGTTCTCAGAGCCTCCTTTTACTTTTTGATAAGCAGCCCACGGCGATATCTCCATCGTGGGTCTATCTTTCTGCTCCTGCGGCCTTTCACCTTGATGTTGGCGTTCTGTTCTATCTCGAACCATGTCGTGACCTGATAGAGCGTTCCGTTCTTAACCTCGCAAACCACGTTAATCACCTTATCCTCGTAAAACTTGATAAAGTTCAGGTTGTCGAACTTCTTCTGATAGTCGTTTATCCATACCTCGTCCGGGTTTTTAAGCACGTCCGGGATACACTCCACGAGCGGGACACGAGCCTCCTCGTATTTCTTTGTGGTGTGACGTTTGAACACCTCCTCCGTGAGTTGCACCTTCCGGCCTTTGTAGTCATCCATCACCTGATGCGAATCCCTCCACTGGTTCGGATCCCCGGCAAACACCGGTGCTTTTTCGGTCGCTGCCGCCGCTTTCTTTCCAAAGGACTCCAGCCCGTAATCATTATAATGCAGGTCACCCAGCAAGGAGGCGGCTTTATCGGGAAACTTGCGGATATAATGCTGGTTCTTGGAAAACACCTCAGCCGTTTCTCCCCGGTTTGAATCCCAGCCCTGAGCCTCGTTCATTTTCCATTCACTCGTACCGAGGTATTCATCGACAATGGCACGCATGGCGTTGATGTCTATACCCTCTACCTCGTGTTTCATGAGCGGAACCACCCGGCAACGGCATTTCCAGCCATTGGGCGGGAATATCTTTTTCCACCGTGGATCATTGGCCGGTAATATCACCCCGTCCAGCTTCCGGTGTTCCTCCCTTACCTTTTCATCCCCGGCAGTGACATATTTCCAATAAGGGAACATTTTCGTTTTTCCCATGAGCCGGTGGTAATTGCTGGCGGACTCCGCCGTTAGTACCGCCGTTTCGTATTCCGTCTTTTGCCACGTTTTATTGAACGTGCCACATATCTGCTCCGCTTTTTTGGAGAACTCCTGAAAATTACCGCTCTCCCTGAACGCCTTGTTCAGCTCCTGAATTTCCGCCAGCGTCTTACCGGCGGAGAAATGAAACAGGTTCATCTCCAAAGCGGTGATGAAAGCGTCATCCTGCAGGCCGTATGCGAATCTTACATCCGCATGGTTCATTGAACGTTTGAACGCACTTTGAACACCGTTCAAAAAGTCGGTAGCAATAAAGGAGAACAACTCCGCATCGAACTTCCCGGTTTCGCCGTTTGCAATCCTTGCGGCCAGCTTTTCCGACATCGGAGCGTTATCATTCAGCCTGATGGGGGCTTTTCCAATGGATGCCCCGACCTGCGGGGCTTGCACGAAAAAATCCCATAAGCGCATAAAGAAATTACGGTCTGCATTACTGATTGTGTCCTCCTCCGAATCCTCTCCTATATCGAACTGAGCGGCCTGAGAGGAGGCACGTTTTGCGACCGGCTCCCCGTCTTTAGGCACGGGAATCGAATATTTTTCATGCAGGTAGCTCTGCGGGATATCCATGATGTCGGAGAGCTGCACCACCTCGGCAACGGAGAGCTGCTCCGCCGCTTTTGGGAAAATGAACTTTCCGCCAGCAACGGGATACCCTCTCGCCTCCAGCATGGGGAGTACCTTTTGGTTGAGGACACGCTGTACGTACCGGAGGTCAGATTTATTCTTTCCCTCCTCTACCTCCTTGTGAACCTCACCCAATGAACGTGCGCCTTTCTCTCCCTGTACGGTGGTCATGGTTTGTCCGAGGATAGTGATCAGCATCTCCTCGTTGTTGGCCTGCCGGAATTCGTTGTACGAGGATCCTGAACCCGTTCCGCCCTCTTTGGTTTCCACATCCGCCTCTTTTGGGATGACCACATACGGTGCGGATCCGGCTTTATCGAAAGCCTCCTCCAGCAGCTTGCGGCTCTCCGGATCATACGTGTTGTATTTACCGATGCGCTGGGGCATCCCGAAAAGTTCGATCCATTGTGACCAATCCCCAAAGCCTCCACGTTTGTAGATGGCATAGGGAGCCGCCTTGAGTAACAAACCGAAATCCCGGTCTTTGCCGAGAATGAGCAGCTGTGAATCTCCCTCGTATGGTATGCCTATTTCGTCCGTGTCCTGCCGGAGGATTGTGCGGTTTTTCAGGTTGATATGCTTTGCCGGAATCGGTTCCACGTTGAAACCGTCATTAAAGGTCATTTCAATGCCTGAACGCCCGTATATTTTCTTTTTCAGGATTTCAGTCAGCAGATCCTCCCATGCGGTGGTGTCCATCAGGTCTGCGATCTCCTCCACTTCCTCCCCAGCCGCATTTTGGAAAGTAAGCTCCGAGTTCGTGACCGCATCGATACGCTTTTGAACGGCATCGCTCAAAACGCCGTCAATCATGATATCATCAAGCAGGTCATAAAGCTGCTTTGTTCGTCCATTGTCTGCAGAGGAGAGAGCCGTCCGCCAATTCCCCACGTCATACACTTTCCGCTGGGGAGCCTTGACTACGATCTGATGGATGACCAGCTGCTCCTTTGATTTTGCCCCGGTATTTGTCGTGGCCGTCTTTTTTTTCTTGTTCGCCATAGTCATATATTAAAAATGTTGATTACGCTTGGGATTGCTCCCGTAGATATATTCACCTGCAGTATCCGGTTTCCCGTCACCGTCCTCGTCTATAATGGGGAGGTTAGGCTTAATGTCTGATTTCTGTACTTGCCTGAGCCATGCCACGGCACGCTCGTACCTATCCTGCCGGAGCTGCAGGTCAGTACCGGCATTGCATAGGTTCACGAAATGCCACACGGCTATGTCCTTTACAAAAATGAGCAGGAGGGCGTTTCTTTGGCTCCCTGTGGCCTCGAAAATCTTTTTGCGGTCATACGCACCAAGATATCCGTATGCTTCCTGTACGGCAGCGTCTATGGCTGCCGTGAGGATTGTTTCATCCTCCCTGCTGATAGCCTCTATATTCTCTTTATAGAGGTGCGTTTCCAATTCTTTGGGTGTGATAAATGCCATGATTAAAATCTCTTTTTATTGGTTACACGTGCGCCCACGGTGTAGGATCCAGCCGAGAGCGTGCTTATCTTTTGGTTGATGATCCACACGCCACCCTCGATGCAGTCCACGCCGTCAGCGGGTGATTTCATAGCTCGGTTGATGAGCAGGAACTGCTCCTCCAGCCTTTTCATGTGCGGATTATCCTTTTCGTCAATGTTGAGGATGAGTTGTCCTCGCCGGTTGATCGGCTCAAGGTTTCCCTCGATACGGTCAAACTTTTCCGGTTTCTTCCGGGTATCCGGTATGATCCCGATAAATCCGAGTTGTTTTCCTTTCTCGCTAAATAGCGGAACGAACACCTGTTCGTAGAAAGGATCCTGCAGTTTGTTATTTTCGATGTAATTATATACCTGCGTTTTTTGTCCCACGTAATCCCGGAGATAATAATACCAGTTCACGTACTCCTCGTTTACCACGTGGTCAAGATAACCGGTATAAACATAGAATCGACCGTCATAATACCCGATAAGGAAACAGGCTTTGAAAGAGGTGGCCTTGTTCTTTGAGTTGGACGGAGCCGGATCCCCGTAAACAACGGCAAACTGCAGCTTTGAGAGCGGCGGGCATTTGCCCCATACCATTTCTTTGAACGTGTCACCCTCGGAGAGCGGGTTGTTCATGTATTCTTGCTGGAACGCCTTTGTGCTGATTTTGGACTGGATACGGTTAATGCGTTCCTCCGTGTTCTTTTCCGGCCAGCTGGATTTGCCATCCTTGTCCCGGATGTTCACGATATCCCAATGGTCAGCTTTATCACCGGCACGTTTCACGCAGCAGTCAAGAGCGATCAGGTTTCCGCAGAATATCACCAGCAAATCCTCGCTGATGGATCGGGTTGGAAACAGAGCCTCCTCGAACCATTCCCATTTCTTTTTCAGGATGTCCGGGTTCCTGCAGTCCGCATCCGTATCGAAGTCATCCACGAGAGCCGTGTCCGGACGAACAGCGTCCTTTCTTGTTCCACGAGGTGACTCCAGCGCACCGATAGCCCGGAATGTTGCCCCGGTAGTGAGAGTGAATTCATCTGCCGTCCAGCTCCCGAACTCCCTCAAGTCGCCGTAATACGCCTTTAACATGGAATTGCTCTCAAAGGCTTTTTTGTACGGTTCTAATAGTCGGACTGCGTTCTCGTGACTGTTTGATATAAGCAGCACGTTCCTTTTCTTCCCGGTCAGCACGAGGTACATCATACACATGAACACGATGGTGGATTTTGCCAGCTCACGTGACCACGAGAGAACCTCGTACCATTCCATATTCGTGGTGATGCGTTTGATTGCCTTTTTGTGGAACTTGGTAAAGGGGTACTTTGCGAACTCCGAGAAAAAGAACAGGATCCATTCGATGACGTTCGCCTCCAGCTTTTCCAGCTTCTTTTTTCGTTCCACCGGCGAGAGGTTGTCGGCGGCTTTGTCCCTTTTGAGTGAACGGTGGTATTCAGTCCACTCCTTGTATGCCTGAATATCATCTATTTTACCCATTTCATTTTCTCCTTTATGTACGCATCGAAATAATCACTCAACTCCTTTGCCCTTTCGAGATCCTGCTGTCGGAGCCAATCGAGCAGCCCACGGGACACGTTGTATATATCCCTGATGGAGGCGTCCTGTTCCAATGCCTCAAGGTCAGCCGTCAGTTTGCGCCGTATATCGGCCTCCGCCGCTGAGGGATACCGTTTCCCCTCCTCTTTGCCTGCGATGGAGCGGTCGAGTTCATCCAGCTGCGTGAGCGTGGAGCTGATCCGTTCCTCCCGTGTCTGCAGGAGGTTGAGCTTTAAACCCTCCCATTCCTTAACCCATTTGTTCACCGTGACACGGGAAACACCTACCCGGTCGGCAATTTCCTGCTGGGTGATGTTCTCTTTGAGATACATCAATTTCGCCCATTCTTTCCGTTGATTTGCTTTCAGTTCTTCCGCCATAATTGTATCATTTTATAGCCTGTAGATACTAATTGAAAAGTGCGCCAATATTCCAGTTGAAAATTGCGCCACCATAGGATAAGTATAATGACCTTTGTATAATCCAAATGCAAAGG